TCAGCGAGCCACTCCGGCTCGCTCGCACCATTGCTTCAAGTGCTCGATGACCATGCCGGCGACGGTACGCGGGAGCAGCCTGGGGTCATCCCAGCCCACATGTTGGGGATGATGCGGCGCCGATTGGCTGCGGACGAATGCACGCAACGCACGGTCGGAACTGTCCTGCACCTGGCCAGCCTGCGCCAACTGGGTCCACAGATGGCGGATCAGGGCTGCCTGGCTGCCTTTCTTATATGGCTGAGGCCGGCTGGCACCTGTATTGCGAAACCCGCACGCGCCTAGATGGGCCAGCACGGCTGCGCGACCAGCCAGATCGAGATCCTTGGCCGAGCGCACTCGGCCAACCGACCACAGCATGTCGCGGTAGGTGTCGTCATCCATGCCGAGCTGTTGGGCCGCGATATGGATCTTGGCCAGCTCGATGCTGCGGGCAGGACGTGGTTTGCGGACGGCGGTCATGGCACTACTCCGCCAGGCCCGACGATCCAGAAGGTCACGCACGGAACGAGATTGATGCACAGCCTGCGGTTGGCGCTCGACCAGTGGGCTCCGAGCCAGCAACTACCCCAGCGGAAGCGAATACCCGCACGGAAACCTGATGCCCTGGGATTCCAGGCACACCGGGCGAAGTGCATTTCGCGCTGGGCCATTGTGCGGGTGTAGTAATCGTAGCTCGCCCAGATCCACACAGCACGGATGCCGCCGAACAGCAGGTTCAGCGGCACGGGCGCATGGATCGATTCCTGCCGGAGATAATCGACAAAAACCAGGCCGTAGCCGTGTGGCACTTCCTCGCAAGCCGGGACGCGGATCAGAAGTTTCACGACAGTTTCTCCAGCGCCGGCGTGCTGCCCTTCACGCCACGATGCAGCTTGGCCGACTTGCCAGCCTCATGGCCTGCCCATGCATCGTCGTCGTGGGTTTTACCGCGTGTGGTCAGATCGCGGCCACTGCTTGTGCCTGCATTCGGGTAACGCGCGCGCATGACCTCATCGATTGATAGCCGCTTGTTCTCGTCGATTTTGGCCTCTGGGAACAGGTGCGCGACGGCATTGGCCCATGCCAGCGCGAACACTTCGCCGCGCGCTTCACGGTTGCCGCGCTTACGCACGCGAACGATGTGCTTGAGGCGATCCGCATCCATTTGCCGCCGCAATACAGTGAAGGCAAATGCGGCGATTTCTGCCGCACCATCGCAACCGTAGAAACGGATCACGGTGGAACCGCTGCGCCAGCCCTTTTCGCGACATACGACTGTCTTGGCACCAAAGCCATCTGCCGCCAACACCGCCAGTAACAGGACGCTGCGCGCCAGCTCGGCGCCACGGGCGCGCGTATTGACCTCGGCCTCGTCCACGTCCATCGCCTCGGCATGGCTGATGCCGTAGGCGCGCATCATGGCTTGCGCCTGGCGCAATGCAGCGGCGGCCTCGTTCGGGTTGGACGAAGCCGCGAGACGCAGACATGCTTTGATCTTGCGGAGGATATGTTGGCGATCCATCTATGCTCCCTCCACGCGCGAACGTTCGCGCGTCTGTTCAGGTTTGGCGCTGCGAATGATCGATGGCGCGTGTTGACTTATGTCGAACATGCGCACACGGTTTTTTCTTCCATACGAAGGAAGACAGTCATGCGCGATCTCCAACACCCTGGCGATAGCGGCAAGCTTGATACGGCATTGCGACTGGTCGAGTCCGAGCTGCCACCGCTTGGATACCGATTGCAGGCCATTCTTGCGGTGCTGGTTTACGGCATTTGGATGCTGGTCGAGGCTATCGATCGACAACGCGCTCAGCAGCCCGACTGACAGTCCGGCACCGCCGCGCGGGCATAAATGGTGCGACGTCATCACAGCCATGCCCGTGTACCGTTGGGGTGCAGCAGCCCCCAACTGACGCCGTCGCCCAACACCTGGCCGAATACCTTGGCGGCAGCCACGACTTCATCACGGCGCGATGGATCGAACTTGCAGACGTTGCGCCATGCCCCGCTGGTGTTGATTTGCAAGGTGAGGCGTTCATCGGGCGCGTTGGCCTGGAGCACGAGCGCATCAATATCCATCGCGCTGCTCACGCCCGCGCATCCTCGACATCGTCGTCATTGATCAGTGCGGCGATCAGCTTGTCCAGTTCACCGTCGACGGGCTTGAGCACCACGGCATCAGTGTCGTCGGTCACGCGCACGCCCAGGCGCTTGAGGTCGCTGGCCGGCAGGTTGCCCAGGGCAGCGGCGACTGGCTTCTCGGTGGTCTTGGTCAAGGTGTCGGTCTGATCGGGGAACAGCTTGCGGATCAGCTTGAGCACCATGCCTTCGTCGCCCAGCTCCAACTTGCCTGGCTGTTTCTTGAAACCCACCTTGATGCCGTGGAGCACGCGGGTTTTGGGCGACTTGAACTCGCTCTGGCTCTGCGCAATGGCTTCTTTCAACTCGCCGTGCGCGGCGGTGAAGCGTGCCAAGGAATTCTTGATGCCCTGGATGCGGCGGCGCTTTGCCGTTTCCTGTTCGTCGCGAAGATCCTGCAGGCGCGTGGCGAGTTCGTCGCGGGCGCCGGCGAAAACCTTGGCGCGTTGTTCGATGTCTTGCATTTGCATGGGCATCAATCCTTGTATTTGGTGCCACAGAACGGGCAGTGGGTGGCTACCGCGACAGGGGGCATGCGGCGGCCGGGATCGTCATTGACGGTGCGCACCAGGACACGTGGCGCACCAACAGCACGGCCATCGCGGCCGCGGGGAATCAGGGTCATCAGCCGCGCGCCGCTATCGCGGAGCTGGCGATCGGCAGTGCGGACGCAAGTGCAGGTCATGGCGAATCCGAGCTGATCAACACTTCGCCGAAGGCGCGGCCGGACCAATAGGAGGCGCGTGCGCGATCCATGTCGGCGGTATCGGAGTCACCATGCATCACTGCTTCGTCGGAGCGAAGCGATGCCTTGAAGCAGAGGTCAGCGTAAAACTCGATCCGGCGCTTATGCGCTTCAGTCAGCGTCTTGGTTTTCACGACGGCAACCTTCCCTGTCCCACCAGGTCAGGAATCGACACGCGTTTCATCGCGCTTTCCTGCTCCAGGCTCGACATGGCGCGCGAATGCAGGAACGCGCACGTCTCCTGCATTTCCTCGGCGTTGTCGGCGAGGAAGTAGCTGTCGCGCGGGTGAGCGCAGACGTGGTGGCCGCTCTTGCGCAGTTCCACCACCAACTCACGCAGGCGGCGTTCGTCGGCCGGGGTCGGGTTGCTGGTCAGCACCTCGCGGCATAGCGCGGTGGCAGTGATGCCCTGGCGCCGGCCGATATGACAGCGAAGCGTGGCCAACAAGGTGTCGCGAGTCAGTTCAACGTTGGGCATCGAGAGCCTCCGGGCCGTAGCCGATCTCGCGCAATTGGGCTTCGGCCTGGTCGCGATCGATCAGGCCGTTCTGGAAATCGCCGCGGATGCGCGAGAGCTTGTCCAGGCGTTCCAGGTTGACGTTGGTAGTGCGGCGGTGATCACCGCGACGGCGGGGTTCCTCCACCTGCCGTTCCTGCTGGGCGACACCACGATCGGCAGCGGCAAAGACGATCTCCAGCAGGTAGCCGTGTGACTTCAGCGGCAGCTGTAACTTGTCTGCGTTGCGCAAGTCGATCATCTGCTGCAGGGCATCGCGCCACAGTTCCAGCGGCGCGGGGCGGCTGTTGCCGTTGCGCACCACCGAAGCGGCATCGAGCATGGGCAACAGCTCGGCCATGATCTTGTCGGCGCGGTCATGTGCCAGTGCACGCGATTTGCTGCGCCACATACCCAGGTACTGCGCCCATAGGCTGGCCAGCGGTGCCGGCATCTGCAGTGCACGCATCAGGGCACTGCGCGAGGCATCCATCTGCAAGGCCACGTCGAGGCTGAAGCTGGCGCAGCAACTGGGGCATGTGACGCGCATGCTTACCTCCGGCTCGGCAGCGGCGCGTCGGCACGATTGCGACGGCGCGAACCGTGCCACAGCTTCTGAATAAGCACCGGGCCACGTTGACGCAACTGATGATCGGCCGTGCGCTCGACCTTATGCATGATGGGTTCGGCATGCGGCAAATGCTTGCGCGCTTCCACCCGTGCCACACGCGCCAGCATGTCCGCCGGCGCCACCAGAAACTGCTCGAATGTCAGTCCCTGATGAAACAACTTGCGTGAAACGAAAATATCGCCCCAGTACTCCAGATAACCGTCGGGATAATGCCGCATGATCATTTTCTCCGGTAAACACGGTTAATGCGTGCATCACGCATAAGGCGCCAGCGGATTTCCGCTTTCGGCGCAATGGGATCGACACGTTCCAGGTGACCTTCGCGACGCATCGTGTAGAAGATGTTCCGCAGCTCGGTGACCTCGTCCTGGTCGCCCGTGAGTTCCGCCACCTGGCGTGCAGTGAGTGGTGCGCCAGTCGTGGCCAACACATCGCGTGCGCGGCGCCACAGCCCGGCGCTCATGCCGTCGCCTCGGATGAAAGCAGCACATGAGCCAGCGATCGCGCTTGGACGTCGCTGATTTCGCGCAGGCGCTGGTCAAGCCGATCGCCTGTGGTCCAGCCCTGGATGCCGGCCTGATTGGCGAAGCGCAGGTGCGCATCGCCAATCGACAGCGTGGGAAGATCCAGCTCCTGCATCAGGCAGCGAATGTGCAGGCGCTGGTGGGGTGAGCTGGCGCTCATCACACTCTCCCCACCAGCTCACCGCTAACCTTGGTCAGACCAAGTTCCACCACCTGGTTCATGCACTTCACCACCAGGTTCTGCACCACCAGCGGATACAGCTGCGATTCCACCTCGCTGGAGCCGTTGCGACGGCGTGTCAGGCGGTTGCGGATGGCATCGAAGGCATCGGCCTCGAATACATCGTCGAGTTTCAGGCCCACGCGTTTGAGCTTCAGCCCCAGGTATTCCTCCAGGTTGCCGTTCAGCGGTTTCAGGCGGGCCTGCTCAATGCGGCGAATCACCTCGCGCGCATCGTAGTTGCGGCGCTCATCGAGCCGGTCGCCCAGCTCGGGCTGGCCCACCAGGATGATGCCCAGCAATTTCTTGAAGCCGTCCTCCAGTTCCCAGAAGCGCTTCAGGTATTTCAGCGTGGGCACGCTGAGGTCGTGAGCCTCCTCGATCATCAGCACATGCGCATTACCCGTGCGTGCACTGCTGGCGAGGATGCGTTGCACCTGACGCGCCTTGGCTTCCAGGCTGAGCTTCGGGCGCTCAGTGCTGAGGTCGGCAATGATCGCGTCGCAGATATGCGCCGCGGTGAGCACGCCCTTGTCCACCGTCTGTGGCTGGACGATGACGATGGGTTCGTCGTCGCGGCGAATGCGGTCGATCAGGTCGCGCCGTAGCGTGCTCTTGCCACTGCCGCTTTCGCCGATCACGGCGACGAAGCCGCCGTGCTTGGCCGCGTAGTACATGCTTTCGCGGATGTAGCGCTGGCCTGCGCTGAGGTAAACGTCTTGCGGCCCCTGCACATCATCGACAAACGGATGACGCGCAAGGCCGAAGTGCTGGCGTGCGGCGGAACTGAGCATTTCTGCCTCCGGTAATACAAACGGATCGGATTCGGGTTCGTCGGCCGTGCGTGAGCCGACCTTGCACTGGCCCACGGCCAGCAATGGGCGATCGACGGGCGGCGGTGCGGGTGCGGCCACACCTTCCACGTGCCAGGCGGCGTCGATCTCTGCCTGGGGCACACTCCTGCCGGCCAGAAACTCGGCCACGTTGGATTGGATGGTGGCCACGCTGGTGGTGCTGGGCCAGACGCGCCGGGTCAGTAGATACGAAAGCGTGCTGCTCGCAATCGGCTCTCCCTTGCGTATGCCGGCCTCCACGCGGATGACCTGACGCAGATCCGCCTGGGGAATGCGATGTCTGCGCAGCAGCTCATGCAGGAAGTACGGCGAGCTGCTGGCGCTACAGGTGATGGGACGCCCCTGCTTCATCGCTCACTGCTCCAGAGCGTAGACGGGTGCGCGTGCCTCATGCACCAAGCGCACGAGCATGCTGCGGCGAAGCTTCATCAGCTGGCCCAGCACATAGCCCTCGGAGTCATGGTTGGTGGCCATCACCACTCCCCACGCGTGTTTGCCGTCATGGGCATCAGCACCCGCGAAGGTCATCAACGCCAGCACCTCGCTGGGCGAATCGGTGCGGATGAACGTCTGGCCGGGCCGCACATCGGCCACCGACACAAGGCAGGAATGGGTTGCCTGAGCAACCGGTGCGGCTTGGTTTGCAATTGCGTGCATGACTGATCTCCAGATCAGGGTGTGGACGTGCTCAGAGCTGGCTGGCCAGCTCCGGGCGGGAAAGGTCGTGATCGACGTGCAGGATCTGCACCGGCATGCCGCGTGCTTCGCGCGGGCGCAGTGCCAACGGCTGGGACGGCTGTAGGAACACGATGGGGCAAGCGCCCTGCAGCTCGGTGGTGAAGCCCGGAGGGAAGTACTCCGGCTCGCCTGGCTGCACTCGGCAGGCGATCACCACCACCGGCAGAAAGGCATCGGGATTCAGTCGGTGCGACACCGGCTGATCGGGCTGCAGGCTCGTGCCTGCCGCACGTGCACGGATGGCGCACACACATTCGGTCAGGCGCGGCCCCAGCGGTACAAACAGCTCACCCGGGCTGGCTTCCAGCAACAGGCGTGGATCGTTGATGTGGAAAACGGCTTGCATGGCGTGCATCTCCTTGTGGCCTTGCGTCAACCCACAACCGCGAGGCGTGGGCGTGGTGGGGTCGCCGGCGCAACCAATCGCTGCGCCAGGTCGTCGAGTTCGGATTCGGGGATGCCATCGGGGAACCACTCGCGGATGCGGGCGTTGTCTTCGGGCGTCAGTGGGCGGGTCAGGCGGGCGCGCATCTCGAATGCCACCTGCATGTGCGAGAGCGGCTTCAGGTCGATCTGCACCGGGTCAGGCACATCCATCTCGGTACCGCGACGGATGATGTGGATGGGAGCCTTTGCCGCGGCTTCGCGCACATCGGCGAACGGGTCGATCTTGCCGCCGAAAGCCAGGCGCCCCTTGTTACGTGCAGCGATGGCATCCAACGTATCGCGTTCGCCGTAGGCGGCCTCGTTCAGATCCTTGCGCGCGGTATCCACCGGCGTGTCCGCCTTACTGGCGAACTGCTCGCCGATGACGGGCGACGTAGTAAAGAAGCCAGCATGGTCGGTGGCTGCCGGATCGCACTCGATGTAGCGCGTGGAACCGTCCTCGGCCTCACCGATCACGAAAATGCTGGGTGTGCGGTAGGGGTTGATCGCCACCTGCACTGTGTCGCCCACGCGCACGTTGGGCACGTGCTCCACGGAGTACAACGCCGAGGCGTGACCCTTCGGAGCAAACTGGATGACCAGGTTGCCCTTCACCGTGCGCGGCAGTGGCTTGCTGTGCATCAACGTCTGGCACAGCTCCGCCGACGGGCAAAGGCGCAGCTGGTCCTGGCGAATCGTCTGCCACAGGCCGTCGCGCGTATGGCCGTGGCGACTATGGATGGCGGTGCCATTGAAGGCGCGCAGCCACGCGTCCATTTCGCCGTTGAGCTGCTCGACGCTGTCGATGCGCGCAAACGTCAGTCGGCCCTCGAACTTGCGCTCGATGATGTTGTGGACGCCTTCCACCTGGCCCTTGGCGCGCGGGTTGCCAGGCGTGTGCGCCCAGTGGCGGATCATCAACGCTGTCAGCAACGTGCCGATCGCATGGCTCTGGTTCGCGCTGCCGGCATCCCACACCAGCATCCACGGCACGCCATGCATCACATGTGCGTCATTGCGTTGCATGGCCCACATCAGGAATTCGAACAGCGTGCGCTGGTCTTCGCCGGCCACGTTGTAATAGCGGCACAGCACGTCGCCGGTGAAGTGGTCGGTGAGCGCGTAGCGCATCACGCGTTGGTTGCTCACCTTCACCAGGTCGCGTGGTTTGCGCACATTGAACTTGCGCTCATCCATCACGCCCACGCGGCCATTGCGCAGGTAGTACAGGACGCAGATCGAAGCATCCAGCTGCCACACGTGGTTGGGGTGCAGGCTGCGCATCGTCACGTGCGGCTCGGGCCGCGCCAGCTGTCGCGGGTGACAATCGTGCAGGCGCATCAGCCGCAGCATCGTGGCGGGCGCCACGCGCTGGGCCAGCAGACCATTGGCCAGCGCAATCTCGATGGCATCACCCACCGGCAACAGTTCCTTGCCGGTCTGCCGCTGGCTGGCGCGCAGGATGCCTGCTACGGCCTTCACCTCGGGCTCGCTGATGCGCCTGTCGCCCTTGTCGGCGCGCAGCTTGCGGGAGCTGCCATAACCCAGTGCACGCAAACGCGTGTACAGCGTCTGCTTGCTCACGCCGAGCCAGCGCATGGCTTCGTCGGTGATCAACCCGCGCTGGCCGTGGCCAGCCGACTTGAGCCGGCTGGCAGTGGTGCGCAGGTAGTCGAGCTGGGCTAGGTCGGCAGCGTGCATGAGTTACTCGCCCGCCAGGTCCACGAGGTCGCGCAGTTGGTCGGCGGCCCATTTGGCGTTCGCCATCAGGCGCTCAGCGATATCGCCGTCGGTCGACAGCCCAGCGTCGATGTAAAGCTGCTCCACGTCCTCGAACACCTTGCGCAGGCGAGCGATATGCGAGGCGGCTTCCACCACGGCCTCATCGGCATCGCGCAGCAGATCCTCGGCGGACTGGCGCAGCTGGTCCTCGCCGGGTTTCTTGCGCTTGTCGCGGGTGAGCTTGTTGATGCGCTCATCCTTGGCGCGAATGATTTCCTCGTCGGTCGCCTTCTCGTCGGCACGCTCCTGACGCTCATTGCGCAGGGTGGCCTTCAGCTCACGCACCGTCATGCTGTCCAGTTCGTCGAGCGTCAGGCCGGCCAACGTGCCGCCGTTCTCCAGCTCGACCAATGTGTCGTCGCCTTCACTCAATAGCTCCAGCGCCTTGCTGATGCCAAGGTTCTGCAGACGCGGCAGGTTGTGAAGCTTGGCGGCGGTCTGCATGGCACGCTGGGCAAAGCGCACGCCCAAGCCGATTTGCTCCAGTGCGCTATGGAAGGTGCCCTGCGGTTCGCGCTCGCGGATGATGATCAGCATCTGGCCGATCTCGATCAGGCGTTGCGCGCTTTCCGCCGCCTTCAGGCGGATCATGCCGATGAAGACGTCCAGGTTGTACGGCATACCGATGCCGAATTCCTGTTCGGTGGCCGAGACGTTCGCGCCGATCTGCGCGAGTGGCTGCCCGGCTTCGTCCAGGGCGGCATGGTCGATATGGGCGCCCGGTGCATCCAACTGTTCGGCGGCGCGGGCGGTCTTGGGACGTGACATGTGGTGCTCCTATCGTTCGACGGTGAAGCGCTGGGCCACCTCGTGACACGCTTGCGCGCTTCGCCGAGAGAGTTGAGTACGCGCAGCGCGATCTGACTGACACGCGGCGTGATGCGCCACGCGCCGGATTCCAGCGGCTCGGCCATGCCTGCCTCGCGCAGGTTGGCCAGGTCGCGGGTGACATTGCTGGGGTTAGTCTTCAGCGCCTTGGCGATCTCGCCTGGCGCCAGGCCCATCAGTTCGTGCCCGGCCAGCATCAGCAGGATGCGTAGCACGCGCTGCTGGGCGGCGTTGATGTAGGCGGCATTGCTCATGCGTGCGCCACCACCAGCTGGCCAGCCTGCGTGATGCCGGGCTTGCCACCGCGCAGCTCGCACAACTGCAGGTGCATACCTGTGGCCTCACGGCTCCAGAACTCGGCGTTTTCCTGCGCGTAGACCAGTTGGATGTGCAGCTGCTCGTTCTCTTCGGCCAGGCGCGCGGCCTCAGTGCGCAATTGCGCCAGTGCGGCTCGGTCCAGGCGGCGACGAATCGCCACCAGCATGCGGTTGGAGACGTGATCGGTCATGACAGGCTCAGCTCCGGTTGTGCGCACCGCTCCACCTGGGCGCGCTCATGGGCGAGCCGGGTCATGGCAGCGGTGAGGAAGTCGGTGGTTTCGGCCGCATCCGCGCGGCCCTCGGCGAAGCGCAGCATCGCGGCGATAGCGGCAGTGCAGGCTTCCTGCAACGCATGGATGTCGGTGTTGCCGGGCAGTCGACCGGTGGGCAGGTCGATCACCAGCTTGCGCGCGCTGCTGGCCAGGTACTCGGTGACGTAGGCGCAGCCGCAGGCCAGCTCGAACCCGGCGATCTTCTTGGCCGGGATGCTGCCCTGCTGCATCCACTTGTAGAGCGTCCACTTCGATTCACCGACCAGATCGGCGATGCGCTCCACGCTGGCGCGCGGGTCGCGGTGCTGCGCGAATTGCACGCAACCCTCAACGGCTTCCTGCAGGCTGCTGGGCCGCCACACCTTCCAATTCCGGGCGCTCATTGCGCACCCCGCATGGCAGCTGGGCGCAGTGAATTCCAAATGTGGGCACTATTTGCCCTTGCGAAAGGTGTTTGCGCGTTGTGCAATGGTGCAAACCGCAACGAAAGTCGCAAAGAGCGAAGGGACGTACACATGGAAAACCGGGATTTCACCGAGCTGTCGGCGCGATGCGAGGCCTTGTCTCGGGTTGTGCTGCTCCTTGCGACGCAGTTGGAAGAAAGCGACGTCATGGACGGTCACCGCTTCCAGGAGATCGTTCTTGCTGGGCGCCCATCGGGGGCGCCTTCGCTTGATCGCGCAGCGCAATTGATGGAGGAACTGATGTCGAAGTACTCGACCTCACGTAGTCAGCGCCGAGCAGCGGGACTGTGGACGGAAAACCGAAGTGATCGAAATGACTGAGGCCAGCCATATCAGCGAGTCCCGTTCGCGATCTGCAACAGCTTCTGCACCATCAACGCCACACGGCGGCGGTGTTGCGCTTGGCCTTCGTCCGTCAGGCGAGGCATATGCCATTGCGCCAACCGGCGCGCTTCGATTTCGGAAAGTGAGGTACGCATGACAATCCCCCTGTGGATGCTGCGCGGGTCAACCCGCCGCCGCGCGAAGCGCGGCGGTGGTCTTGGTGATGGAAGTGCGCCGGCGGCGCATGGCCTGCGGGCCATGCCATTCAGGCCAAAGCTCGGCCAGCGGCTGGCGCGTGATGGCGGCGATCCGCAGCTCGATCTTTCTGCTGCGTCCCAACGAGTGAATGACCAGGTGGACCGTATTGCGGCTCACCCCACATTCACGTGCCACATCGGCCTGCGTGTAGTCCCGGATGGCGAGCGCGTACTTGATCGCGGCAGCTTTCGCCACCTTGGTGCGTACTCCCGTTTCCGGTGCTGTGGTGCTCAACTCGATCCCCGATGCGCGAACGTTTGCGCGTTACATGTTCAATTCACAAGTTCATTGAACATGTTAGATGAATGGATGTCAAGCACTCTGTCGGGAGGGCGTTCGCATGCATCCCGCTGAGATCAAGGCCGCCTTGGAAATTCAGGGGTATTCACAGGCAAAGATCGCCGAGGAATGCGGGGTCCAACGGTCGACCGTGAGCATGGTGGTCAACGGTCGCGGCCGTAGTCAGCAGGTGGAGCAGCGCATTGCTGCTGTGCTCCGAAAGAGCCTCGGCGAAGTTTGGCCGCACTGGTATGACGAACAACCCTCATATGCAGGGGTACGCGAGCCCACGACGCTTGCCGATGACGAACTTGCGTTACTCGCCATCTATCGCAGGTTGACTACAGCTCAACGCGACCAGGCACGCGCGATGCTCGAAGTGTTGGCAATGGGAGGTGGCACAGGATCGCGGACGGTTAATGCCGATCGCGGGAGTGTCGCCATTGGCGGCGATATGACCATCGGCAAACGCAAGAAATAGCGCCGATTCCCTACAGCATTTGTAGGCGCTCACCCACAGCGCAATCCGACGGCGCTGGCACAAAATTGAGATCCAGCACACAACAGGGGAAAACATGAAGAGCAGTACAGCTGCGTTTAGCGCGCTGGTTGGCGTCGCTGTTATAGCGGTGGGTGGGTACGTAGCCTTGGGAGTCAGCAGCAATGCAGAGAGCTTCGCTGACGGCGTGCAACATTGGTCAACCTATCACGATGCACAACAGCGGGTGGTGGGTTCTCTACTTGACCCCGGATCTGCACAAGTACGCGACTTGTTCATCCACAAGGGCACCGATGGTGACTATGTGTGCGGTCAGGTGAATGCACGCAACCGGATGGGCGGCTATGTCGGGTATCGATGGTTCTACGTCCATCTGAATGACGTCGTGATCCAGGATGATGACGAAGCAAAACGCACATGGTTCGGAGCATGGTGCGGGACCAAGGTACCTTTCAACTAATCGAGGCACTGCCTACAGGGGGCAACATGCACGAAAGAACAGTTCTCGCCGATCGCGGGAGCATCGCCATTGGCCGTGATTACAACGAATATACTGGCGAGCACGAGCACGAGCCGGAATGGTCTCTTCCGCCGGAAGGATCAGGTTTGATCCGATGCCCTCGCTGTCACCGACGGCACATTGCCATAGAGGCAGTAGCGTGTCCGCGTTGTGGCTATCCGCAGCGTGAAATGCACGAGCGCGAACTGCAGCAGCGGCAAGAAATGATCCAGCGCATGGCGTTCCTGGCGTTAGTGCGGAAGATAGCGTGCTGGTTGGCAGCGGGATGCCTATGGTGGCTGATTGCGGATTGGCGCTGGCAGATATCCGCGCATCAAGATATGCCGAACACCGTGGCAGCCATCTGTGCCTGGATCTTCTGTACCGGCTTCACGGGCGAGCTTTTTGTCTACGGGTCCATCTGGCTCGAAGGTTGGCTGCTCTATGACTTGCCGACGTTGCTTCGGCGGTGGGGCATTGGCTGGTTGGTAGGAGAATAAAGATGGCAACTCAGATCAAACGGATGCTGCACTTGAAACTCGTTCGATTCCGATCGGGACGCCGTAAGAATTTCGTGGCGCCCGCCTTGGACACGCTATTGTTGAAGGTGCAGGAACGGGCACCAAAGTTCGCGCAGCGACATTTTCCGTCGACCGATGCGTTGCCGGAGGGCACGTTGTGCGCCTTCATCAGCAACATCCGCCAGCGCAAAAATTGCGATGGGGTGATGTTCGACATGAACGTGTACACCTATGGCATGTCGGTGGAGCAATTCAATCCCGATTTCAGCAAGACCGCGCCAGACATCAACCAAGGCCGCATCGTTGATAGCGAAGGCAAGAAACGCGACATCCTGCACACCTACCGTTGTCTTGCACTCGGCCAAGCACTGCTTGTGAAATACAACCGCTCGGCCGGTGGCATGCATATTCTGGAATTGCTACTGCGCCAAGTGTTCCAGCAGCACTGCGATGAAAAGCTGCCCGGCGTGGAACTGATGGATGTGACCACCCATGAGTTGGATAAGGCAATCAAGGCCGGCGGTGGTGTGGATGCGGTGTCACTTCGTTTGATCGGTGGTAGCAAGCCGCCACCGGATGCGGCATTCTCACTTCGACTCAGTGAGCTTGGCAAACAGGTGAAAGGTGCAAAACGCGTCAAGGTGGTGTGGGAGACCGAAGACGACGTTCTCGATGCTAAATCGGTGCTAGCCCTAGCCAGCGAGTATGCCAACGAGAAAACGCCGTTGGACAAGATGGCCATCCAGCTGAAAGATGGCGGCAGCATCCCGTCACTGGAGAAATACCGCGAGCGTCGACGCACTGATGTGGGCTTAACAATGGATGGCGCTATCATTGTCGCGGATATCGAGACTGGCCTGTTCCACTATCTCGACGAACTGCGAGCCGTACAGAACGGCTGGAGAGTGATCGATGACCAGGGCAACTTTGTCGCACCCAAGGTGGTATCCAGCAAGGGTTAGGCGGCTATTTCAGGTGTCCGAGCTGATACACGACGACTGGCGCACGGCGGCGGCAACGCTAAAGGCCATGAACCATGTGGCTGGTCCCGTGGGGCACAACTATCCGCGTAGCTTGGTAGCGTTTGTATTGCCGTTTGCTTTGGGTGCGGTGCCGGCATGGTTTGGCATGCGTGTGCTCGCAGCGAGCAGCGAAACCATTGCCATGTCCGTGATGGCTGCGCTTTTGGCATTCAGCGGCTTGCTGCTCGGTTTCGTGGTCACGCTGATGTTGTTCACTGGGCGTCTGGACAACCCGGCGCGATTGACCTATGAGCAGATGGAAGCCTACGCTGCGCGCCTAAAATACCTGCTTGCATCGCAGGCCATGACGTTGTTTGCCGCATTGATGCTTGCTGTATTGGCTGTGGTGTGGATGTTGATGTATGCAGCTAAGTTGCCGTCAACCTCGTTGGTGATTGTTGGCATGGCGCTATGCGGCTTCGCTAGCGTTTGCGTGGTACGGATGTTCCTGCTGCCCATGCAAATCTTTGAGCTGCATGAAGAGGCGCTGGATGCTGCCGTGGAGCAAAAGCTGGACGAGAACCGGCGGCGCTATCAGCCCCACCAATAACCGCGGTTAAAAGACCTCACCCCAACCCATGCGGCACTTTGTGCCGCATGGACGCCAACTTCCTCTCCCGCTTCGTTCGCTGGCTGTGTACGTCGCCAGTGCTCCGTGATGTATGTCGCGCCGTGCCGTTGCTGCTGTTCGGCCTGGTGACGTTCATCGCTGTGATGTTCCTCAACCCCGCCAAGGCCGGGCTGATGGTGTGGGGTGTGGCCCGCATCGGCGTCTATGCGTGGCTGGGTTACTGGGTGGATCGCGTGATCTTCCCCTATGCCCGACCGCATAAGCTCACCGGCATTGCCGAGGGCACGGCATGGAAGCGGCGCGCGTTGATCGTGGCGGCGGCATTGATCGCCGGGGCGTTGCTGCCGTGACGCAGCACCGCAACCTGACCGCATTCTGCATCGGCATGCTGCTCGCGGTGGCGGCACACTTGTGCCACGCGCAGCAGGTGCGCATTCCCACTGACTCGGTGCGCTACCGCATGCAGCTGGAACGCGCGGCTGGTGAGCGCTGGGGCTTGAATGCACCCACCGCGCGCATCGCCGCGCAGATTCAGCAGGAGTCCGGCTGGAATCCTTCTGCCCGAAGCATCTACGCGCAGGGGCTATCGCAATTCACCCCGTCCACGGCGCACTGGCTCCCCACCATCTGCCCCCAGATCGGCGCGCCCGATCCCTGGGATGCAGACTGGACCATTCGCGCCGTGGTTTGTTACGACGGTTGGCTGCACGATCGTGCGCCAGGTGCCACGCCATGCGACCGCTGGGCTTTGACGCTCAGTGCCTACAACGGAGGGGAAGGCGCGCGTGACCGCGAGATTGCTCTTGCGTATCACGCACGCGATGAGCCGCCGGTGTGGTTTAGCCAGGTGGCGCGCTTCAAGTCGCGCAGCGACGCCGCCTGGCGCGAAAACCGCGATTACGTACGCCGGATTCTGCTGGTGCTGGAACCCGCCTATCTCGCCGCTGACTGGCCCGGATCGAGGGTATGCCCATGAAGTACGTCTATGTCTTGCTCGCCCTGTTGGCATTGGCTGGCACATTGGAATGGCACGGTCATCACCGCGGCTATGACGATGGCGTTGCCGCGACGCAAAAAACGGCCGACAAGAAGGTGAAGTCAGCCCAGGACGATGCAACGCTGGCGCGCACGGAACGCGATGCGGCGACACAGTCGCTTGCCAACGTGCAGCGATTGCTGGCCCAGCAGAAGACAGAACTGGCACTGGCTCGCACCTTCGCCGATGCCGCCCTGGCTGATCGCAACCGGCTGCAGAAGCAGCTCGACCACGCCACCGCCCACCGCAAGACCGCGATCGAGGAGGCCGCCCATGCGCAGGCCGATTGCTCGGACCTGGTGCATCTGCCTGTGTGTCCTGCTGTCGCTGAGCGGCTGTGGGGAAACACGGCAGTGCATTCGTCCGCAGCCAGCCATTGAAGTACCCGTGCCGGCCTATAGGCCATTGCCCGCGCAGCTGACGAAGCCGCTTGCCGATCCGGCGCCGCCGCCGAAGCACTGCACCTACAAAGGGCAGCCTGCGGTCTGCGCGCTGGATGGCCTGCTGCAGATCGAGGACTGGCGTGGCATCCAGCGCACAGCCAATGCGGACCGGGCGACGGCCGCGAAGATCGCTACACCCACGCCATCCGCACCACCCCAGGGGGATAAGTAATGCCATCGGAGCTGCAAACCCTGGTCGCCTGGGCAGCGATTTTATCGGCCATCTGCGCGCTGAGTGCCTTGATCGTCAGCATCAAGGCATTGCGCCGTTCGCAGTCCAAGGAACTGACCACAAAGATCGAGAAGGGTGATCGGGCAGCGCGGCTGCATGCGGATGAATCGTCGCGGGATATCCGCAAGGAGCTGACTACCCAATCCAGACGATTGGCTGAGCTGGAAGACGGGGTGGCGCGCATCGAACAGCAGCAGTCGCACAACCTGACGGCGCGTGACCTCGGCGCCGTGCACGAAAAGATCAACCGCGTAGCCGAGAACTTGGCTGCCAACACAGCCAGCACCAACGCGATGCGCGAGCAGCTGCGCGTGTTGCAAGAACACCTGATGCGGAGCAAGCCATGAATCTCGCCGAGGAACAAACCCATTTCCGCCGTGGCCGCATCCTGCGCATCCTCGCCGAGAGCAACGATCAGGGCGCCAGCGCGCCGCTGATCCGCAACCTGGTGCGCAGCTGGGGCTACAAGGCCGACGCCGATACCGTGGCGATCGACATGGCCTGGTTGAGCCGCCACGGCTTTGCGCAGCTGCGCGACGTGGGCGGCGTGGAGTTTGCACGGATCACGCAGAGCGGTCGCGACATTGTAAGCCGCGACCTGGACGTGCCCGGCGTGCAGATGCTGGAGGATTGACATGGGCCGTCGATCGTCCATCACGCAACTGCCAAAGGAGCTGGCAGACCTGTGCCATCGACTGATCCGCGATGGCCGCACCATCCACGAGATCACCGATGCACTGAACGGACTTGACGCTGATGTGAGCAAATCGGCCGTAGGCCGCTACGTGAAAGGTGCGCGCGAACAGATGGCGCATTACCGCGAGGCACAGGCGGTGGCCGGCCAGTGGGTGAGCCAACTGAGCGAGGACCCTGGCAGCGACGTGAGCGCACTGCTGGCGGAAATGCTGAAGACCGTGGCGTTCCGCACCATCGCCGATATCGGCAGCGAAGACGGACCGTTGGGCAAAGACGGCAAGCCGGCGCGGCCCAAGGCGATGGACATCATGCTGCTGGCCAAGTCGATCCGCGACATGGAGGCATCAACCAAGGCCAGCATGGAGCGCCGCGAGAAGATCGAACGCGCGGCGCTGGAACGCCAGGCCAAGGCCGCCGAAGGCGTGGCCAAACAACAGGGCATGTCGGCGGATCAATGGGCCGCGATCCGCGCCAAGTTCCTGGGCATCGATCCACCTGCCGATGATGGCGGCGTGCCGGCATGACGCCGGAAGAAAAACAGGAAGCGCTGCAGCTGGTCGAGGAAGCGCAAAAGGATCGTTCCGGCGAACGCCTGCAGGGCATGCCCGCCTCGGAGATCCCGCACATCCTGCTGCCGTACCAGCAGCGCTGGCACCTGGACAAGGCGGATGTGCGCCTGTGCGATAAGGGTCGCCGCATCGGTTTCACCTGGGGCGCATGGGCGCCCGAAGCTGTGGGCGAAGCGTCGCTGGCCAGCGGCGGCATGGATCAGTTCTACATGGGCTACAACCAGGGCATGGCCGCCGAATTCATCGGCGACGTGGCCATGTTCGCGCGCTGGTTCAACGTCATCTGCAGTGAGATCGATGTCGGCTACGAGAAGGTGGTGGTCGACAACGAGAAGCGCGACATCGTGCGTTACAAGGTCACGCTGGCCAGCGGGCACAAGATCGAGGCGCTCAGCGCGATGGCGCACAACTGGCGCGGTCGCCAGGGCCATGCGCGCATTGACGAGGCCGGCCATGCTGGCGACCTGGGCGCGGTGATCGATGGCGCGATGGCCTATCTGATCTGGGGCGGTCGCGTATCGATCGGCGGCACTCACAACGGCGAAGACAACCCGTTCAATGATCTGGTCAAGGATGTGATGCGCGGCAAGCTGCCGTGGTCGCACCACCGTGTGCGCTTCAGCGAT